GCCTGCCGGGATACAAAGGGCTTGTGGTCGTCTGACATCTTCTCTCCTGATGCGAACCATGCCCTTTGGAACATCTTCATAAACCCGGCGACCTTACTGTCCTTCTTCGTTTTGACAGGCTCGGAGGATTCAACAACTACCGCGCTTGTGACCTGTTCGCCGTCTTCATCTATCCAGCCTGGAATCGCTACACTTTGGAGATCCAGATATATAGGTTCGGACAATTCAGAGTCTTTTTGTTTTATTTGCTGAAGTGTGATAGTTGAGCTGTTTTTGTCTTTAATAACCGATATCTCAACGTCCAGTGCGCCCCGCCATGCTGAAGATCCGCGTCCTCGGTACTTAGCCTCATCGCTGACTCCTGTGTGATGGACAAGCAGAACAGAGCATTCAAACTCCGCCATCAGTCCGTTACAGGCGTTAAGCATTGTCCCGGCATCCTGTGATGAGTTTTCATCACCTGACAAGAAGCGGTGTAAGGTGTCAACAACAATAAGATCAGGGCGGACAGGTAGGCTCCTAACATGGTCAACCACAAGTTGATAGCCTGTCGGCGTGTTCAGCTCGCAGCCGCATTTTGACAGCCACATATTTGTTTTGTGTATATGGTGATAGTGTTTCCATGCGGCTATACGTGCCTTTAATCCCCAATGCCCTTCTCCTGCAAGATAAACCACGTTGCCAGACTTGACAGGCTGGCCGCCCCACTTGGCTATATCTGACGCGATCCGTAGGCACCAGTCCAAAACCACAAAAGTTTTTCCCCCCCCCGAAGGGCCGTGTACCATCAGCAGCGCATTGCTCTGTACCCACTTCTTAATTAGCCAGTTAATAGGTTGGGGCTTACTTGAGAAGGCATCGGCAGATATCAGCCAGTCGCTTGACAGCTTCGGCTTTAACAGGGCTAAAAGGTCGTGACCACTTTGAACATAGTCATTGGCATCTCCGATTATCGGAGGTATAACAACCCGCATTCCCCATCTTTGGGCAGTTTCAGACGCGGCTTTCTGACCTGTTCCGCTCTCATCGTTATCTGCTACGATAACAACATCTGCGGTGGGTCCGTATTTCTCCCGGATAATTCCTGCCACATTAATGAGGTTGCTGGCTGAGTAAGCAAGGTAGACGGCATCACCTGTTGCCTCATGAATTGAGGCTCCGGTCGCGAAGCCTTCAGCAAGATAGATCGTCTTGTTGACTTTGCCCAATACCCAATATCTGCCGCCGGTGGGTCCTCCATCGTGATAACGCTTGACTCCCTTTTGATCGATATACTGAAGGGTTATCAGCTTGCCGTCAGCATCGTAGAGCGGAAGCACCAAACGACCATCACCTGTCACCTTCGCGCCGTGCGGCTTGACTCCTTTCTTTATAAGATATGGGTGGTCGTTGGGTGCGTCTGGGCAGTTATTCCATATAACGCTTGCTGTTTCCGCTATACTTTCTGCTAGTTTTGCCCGCTCAGCTTCGCGTATTGCTTTGGCTTCAGCATACCGTTTATCACGCTGCATGCGCTCGGAAAAGGATAATTCTCGCCCGATATTGGCGCACCATTTCTCGGTAAAACCTGTTTTCCAGTTGCCGTAAGCACCGGCGGGGACACCATCCGGATAGGCTATATACCATGCTGCTTTTTCCCTTTTACCGTCCCCTGAAAATCTATGTATCCTTCCATCAATATAAATTTCAGACGGAGCTTCAAGCCCCGCCTCGACAATTGCGTTAATAAGCTGCGCTTCCGGAGGAATGGACTCCGGGGCAGGGACCCTGAACGGACCGCCTAGCGCATTGCCGATATCTCCTTTCGCCATTCCTCCACCTCCCTGATCGCGCCTTCACAGCCGTAACCGACTATGCATTTATAGTTGTGCTGTTCTAAATAACTGATCCAGTCTTTTTGCTCCGGAGACAAAACACCTCCTTTAATCCGCTTCATCTCGATCCACAAACGCCACTCAGGGATAAACAGATCAGGAACCCCCCTTAATACCCCTTCCACCTTTAACCTACATGCTGTTGCGGGGTTACGTGCGCCGCCGTTCGGGATGGCGAAGATCCTGACGTCTGGATACTTCCGCCTGAACCATTGAACGAAGTTCTTCTGTTCCTCGTGTTCGGTAGGGATGATGTCAAGCGGCATGATTCCACACCCTCGCTATCACCCGGTAATACTTACCGTCACGCTCTTTAGTTATCTCAGTAGGAGCAGGGACAGTGTTCATCGTGCTGACAATACCTTCAAGGTCGTATGGGTTTTCAATTATTACACCCGCTCGCTTGGCAATACCGTGTAAAAGCCGTTGTGCTTTGTCCTGTGCATACCCGCCATGAAGCAGACAGAGGTACTCTGTCACCATTTCAGCCAGGTTGTCAGCGGAGAAATAAGTTATCGTCACCATCTCTTTGCCTGAATTTGACGTGTAGACCCGCCACAGCCAGCTTTTGACCCGCATTGTCTTGCCGTTGCCCATAATGTCATCGTTATGGAGACGGAGAGGTTTAACCTCGGGTGCGGGGAACTCCCAACCACAGGCGGGACATACCCTTGTTGACAGCGTGACGAACTCTTGACAGTTCTCACATACCTTAACTGGTGCTTCTCCGTGTCCCTGTCCTTTCCTGTCAGGCGGTCTGACCGCCGTTATCGGCCCGTGTGTCCGGACATTTCCGGCGAAGTCAAGAACTAAACAATGATCCGTGTGGCTCTTGACTCTCATGCCTCGCCCTGCCATCTGAACATACAGCCCCGGTGACAATGTTGGTCGGCACATCGCGATCAGGTCAATATCGGGATAATCAAAGCCAGTTGTTAAGACATTAGCGTTTGTAATTGCTCTTAAACTGCCCGATTTAAAATTATCTATTATCGCCTCTCTCTCATTCTTTGGTGTTTCTCCTGTAATACAGGCAGTCGGGATATCAAGACTCTGAAGCAGTTCAGCCATCGCATGGGCGTGTTTGACTCCTGTGCAGAAGATGATCCATGCCTTGCGGTCCTCGGCATATTTGATAATTTCACAGGCGACCCGTAGGTTCTGATCCTTTTTGTTAACCGCCCTTTGCAGCTCTGCCTCGATAAACTCACCGCCCCGCTTATTGACCCCATCCGTTGACAGTAGATTATCAGGTCGCTTTGAGCGGAGTGGAGCAAGATAACCATGCGCTAAAAGCTCCTCAATCGAGGTTGGCTCTAAAATGTCGTCAAAAATAGCCGGCTTATCTGTAATGAGTCCATGCCCTAAACGGTACGGTGTGGCCGTCAGTCCAATAACCCTCATTGACGGGTTTATCTCTTTCAGGTCACCAATAAACTTCCGATAGCTGCCCTCTGCCTTGTGGCTTATAAGATGCGCCTCATCGACAATACACAGGTCAATGTGTCCGACATTCTTAGCCTTGTGCCTTATTGACTGGATCCCCGCCACTGTGATTGGATAGCCGAGCTTTTTAACCCCCACTGACGCGGAGTAAACACCAACAGGCGCATTAGGCCAGACATTAAGGATTTGTCCGGTGTCCTGTTCGATGAGTTCTTTAACGTGTGTTAGCAGAATTATTTTTGTTTCCGGCCAGTTGGTTAAAGCGTCCTGACATAAAGAGGCGATGATTATTGATTTTCCTGAGCCTGTCGGAAGGTTGAGACATGGATTGCCGTTGTGGTGAAGGAACCAGTCATAAAGTTGGTTAATACTGCGCTGTTGATATTCCCTTAACTCCAATGTCTCACCTCCCGAATTTAAAGGTTATATCCTCCGTTTTCCATGTGCCGTCAAGGAGTTCTTTTGAGCTATAAACCTGACTGTCAGGCGCACCATTCTTAATTATTTTTCCCTCAACCTCATAGACCGCCGTGAAATCTTCGTCTGAATTTGATACCTTCCACGGCACAAGATCAGGATGCAGCACATGACATTCACAGCCTGTCCGCTGTGCTTCAACAGGTATCTCAGCCTCTCCGTACCTCATACATGTCCACGTGCTGTTGACACGTGCCGTTGACAGCGCACAGGTACGACAGTTTATCTCTTTAGTTATATGGGTATTGAAACAGAAGTCGTAACATGGGCAGAGCTTGCATTGATACCACGAAGGGTCAGCAGACAGCGGCTCAGGGATCCGATCAGATGTTGTTATCCTTGTACCCCTGTTGATAAGGCTTATTGCCGCCGCCTCGTCATATCTGACCCGCTCTGTGTAGATGTGGTCGTTGTCCTTACAGACGGCGACATATAAAGCTCTGTCAATTTTTGCCCCGTTCATGTAAATTTGACATTGCGACCAATGCATAGGTTTTGATTCTTTAACACCTTTAGAAGTAAGATCATTAAAAGATTTAAGGGAATGTGTTTTACATTCCAAAACATGTTTCTTTGTCGGAGCCTCAGGAACCCCGCCGAGAATGATCCCGTCAAGGCTCCCTGACACGTGTGCCCCGAAATCTACCCGCATTTGCTCCGCTCGTTCCTCTACCTCTATACCGATAGAGCGCAGAAGATTTATAATAACAGCCTCTTCACGCTGACCGCGCTGAAAGAGACGGAGTATCCGACCATCGAATTTCTCTATAACGGCCCATCTGAACATGAGCCAGAGATAACGATCGCATGGATGCCCCAGTAGGGAAGCTCCCAGATGAGGTCTAGGAGCTTCCTGTCCTTCTTCTGCCTTCTTATCTATCAGATTAGCGATAGATATATTAGGCTCGGGGATCTTCATTTCTTTCCAGCCCAGGGCGGAGTGGCGGTCTTACCTGTCGGGGCTGATGATGTCGGCATCGAAGGCATCGTTCCATCAATCGCCTTAAAGCCCTTCACATCGTTAGAGTCGTTGTACTGACCTGACGTGTCTTTTTTGATCGACAGTTTGATCTGTACATCGCGATTGATAAGCTGGTCGGAGTCGGAAATTACCTCAAGCCCTATCGCTCTTGCCAGACTGCC